GTGGGATACGCAGCAGAATATGGCTTAGGCTAAAATCTGGTAATAGATTCCAATAGTTTCTTATATTAACTAACATTTAATATTTTCCTGACGCAAGTACAATCTTGCAAATGTGTTCTAATCGTTCGATGTGTTCATACGCTCGCCATGGACTTGTATCCACCGCAACAACACCGTGACCCTTGATACCTATAATATCAAAACCAATATTACCATCTTTATCAAGTTGAAAACTTTCAAAACATTCATCAGCAAGTTGTTGACTAATTGGTGGTACATCACCAACATTTTTACCAACTCGGGTGTAACGGTTCAACTCTGGAAACGCATCGCTAATTGTGCTTAGGTCAATACCAGCATGCATAGCGGCGATACAATATGTAGGATGTACATGCACTACTACTCGCACATCATTGCTGTGCTGTCCCATATTCTTCTGTAGACCAAAATGTAGAGGAATCTCACCAGATGGTTTTAGATTTGAACTGATGTCAGTGTAAGATTCTTCACGCCACATTAGACCACTTACAATCTCAATCTTCTTGAACTGATCGGGTTGTAGAGTCTGCTTGCGAACACCCGAAGGAGTAATGTAAAAGTGATCACGGTCGTGGTGACGAATACTTACATTACCATCACGACTGGTGATCCAATTACGCTCATAGGCGTCTACCATTACTTCACAAATAGTTTCTAACATATTATTTTAAAGCAATTGCGCCGACGAACATATAGTTGCGCCAGAATGGTTGTATTTCTCGGAAACCTGCTGTGTGTAACATGTTCTCAATCTCACTCCATGTATTAGGTTTCATCATGGGGCGTAGTGTACGCTCTTTGTCCATGATATCTTCTGTGGTGAAAGACTTACGCTTGTAGTCATAGTAGTTGAAAGTAAGCATATCCTGATGACGGGCATTTTCGCAAATGGTTTTCTCAGAGAAGATGTATGCACCACCTTCGTTCAAACTATCGTAAATACGATGAACCATTCCCTGCCTGTCTTGTTGTCGCATAAACTGTAAAGTAAAGATAGATGTAACCAAAGAAGCATTTTCTAGCACGACTTCTCGTACATCATCTTTAATGAACTCAACATTAGACCAAGGGAACTTATCATTCAATGAAGTGCTACGGTTATCCATATCTTTATAGAACCCCTCGGCAATCTCGATTCCAATGTAGGTTGCATTCTTGCAAAAGTCCATGTTAGATTCCAACATGCGTTCAGTCAACTTACCAGTAGAACACCCAATGTCGTAAACATTAGTATTGTCTTCTACAAAGTATCTAGACAAAGATATAACATCTTCTAGTAGGTTGCTATATCCTCGGATAGAGTTTTCAATGTGTTCATCGAAACCTTCTTCACGGTGTGCAAATGTAAAATCAGCCATTATGTAATTCCTTATATGGGTTTAATACTCTTTCGTAGACAGAACTCGCTACTGATTTCATCATTAACGGAGGAACCATGCGCCCAATGCGCTCTGCCTTTTGATTCCATGTACCAGTTAATTTATAGTCATCTGGTAATGACATAATACGCTTCAACTCACCAAGAGTTAGTTTCCTAGGTTCGTTCCAGTGGAATGCTCCGGCAGTACCGTCACCACTACCAAGAGCGGTTAGTGTTGGTGCTGGTGCGTATTGCGAAACTCGCTTTAGGTTAAAGTGATGCCCCTTTGGATGATAATCCATTCCGCTCAATACCTTTGGTGGGTCCAAGGGCATTAGAGAACCAGTCTGTTTCCAATATGCAGTTGCAGAAAACTTCTTGGTTAACAACTCAACCTCATCAGGATCATACACCAAACCAACTAATGCGTCTTTAAGGGGGATAGTATATGCAGTTGGATCAGGAAATATGTTTCCAATGTTTAATATACTTAGTCCCAACGCTTCGCTGATATCTTCTCTGACACCAATGAAGATAACCCTTGACCTAGTCTGCGATACGCCATAATACCTACTGTCTAACACGTGAGCACATACATCGTATCCAATTTCACCAAATGTGTTCTGGATTTTATTGAAATATGATTTCGCTTCACCAATAGTTAAACCCTTGACATTTTCTGCGATGATGACTTTAGGTTTAATTTCATTAGCGATGCGTAGAAACTCAAAGAACAAGTCCTCGATATTTTCGACCATCATACCATCAGAGTATTTCTTGGTCTTGCCCCAACCGTCAGAATGTTTACCATCCTTGGTGTGTGATAACTTACCTGATACAGAGAAAGCAGAACATGGAGGCGAACCATCAAAGATATCAAGTTCGCCTGGTTGTATATTCGCTATAGACATGAAATCTTTACCAGAAAGTTTTTTTATGTCATCAGGTAGAATTGGTGTATCGGCGTAGTTCTCCGCATATGTGCGTTGAGCCTGTTCAACAAACTCGTTCACACATAGTATCTTACCACCTGCGAGACGGTATCCAGTAGAAGAACCACCACCGCCAGCAAATGTTGATATCACGTTAAACTTATTCTGATTAGACGCTTCTAATACGTCTTGAAGATTATAGGGTGTGTACATATTCATTATCCAATCCAAATGTTATCAGGGTTCTCTAAGAACTTGCGATAGAACCCCTTGCGCTTCAGACTATCATGGTTCATCTTATCAATAGTCATAGCAAGCTCAATAGAACCATCAGGGGTCTTTTCTATACGATCTATACAGATCATATTAGTTGTATATTCTTGAGTAGCAGGATCAAATTCTAAAATTTCTGAATACATTATATAACTTTCAACCAAAAAAATCTTCAAGTGTGTTTTTATCTTCTAGAGACCATCCAATCGCTTCCATAATTGCGTTAAGAGGGTCTTTAAATGTTTTATCAAATTGCTTGTCTTTGTCGATATATTTCAACAACCCCAACTCTTCGGGGAACTGCTCTGAGTATGATATGATGTTTTCACCAATGGGGTTTGGCATACGCAAGTAACAGAACTTAATCTTCTCACCATTCTTAATCATCTCATATTGCTTTTCAAGACCATGTTTCTTAACATGATGATTATATAGCAGACTACCACGAACATGAATTGGGCAACCTTTCTTGTAGATGCTTGCGCGATCTGCCCAAGAGATAACATCACTAACACCACGAGGGAATGATACTTTCTCTGGAGGCAATGCTCGGAACTCATCACGGAAGTTATCTACGAATGTACGCACATCACGCTCGTCACCATCGATCAGTAGTTTAAATACATCCATAAACTTATCACGACACACTTGTGGAGTAGACGATTTAACTGCCTCAATACCCATAACCTTCAAGTCTGCTTCTTTGTATTGAACACCCTCATTGTTCCATACATTTAGTATATAGCGTTTCTTGGCAACCCAGATACCTTTATCAGAGATACCTTCGCGTTTCATAACCATGCGGTTCTCGTAACCACCCATCTTGTCGTACAATTGTTGGAAAGAACATTCAAGTACCTTAGTAAACTTTTCTTCACATACTGCATCAAGGAACTTAACCGCTTTTTGTGTTTCAGGTGCATCACCAAGATACTTCTTAACAAAGGGTCCGAAGTTCAAATACAAAGAGTCAGTGTCCATTGCGACGACATAGTCAACATCTGTACTACCCATAATCTTGTTCATGTAGTCGTTCACGGCGCGTTCTGCCCAGCGAATAGTTAACTGACCGGACAATGTAATTGACTTAGCGATACGATTGTCATAGTAACGGAACCATTGATTACCCATCGCACCATAAAGTGAATTGAGTAGAATCTTAATCGCCATCTGTTGACTATCATACTGCGATATCTCTTTTTCGATGCGGTACTTTTCATCAGCATCACTACCCGACAAATGTTGCTTTGCCTGTTTAGCATCCAACATCTTTCGCTTAATGGTTACTCGTTCTTTGTAGTAACCATCGATAATCTCGGGTAACGCACCCTGTTCAGCAGTGTTGAAGTGAATACCATATGCACTCATTGCAGTTCCAGGTAGTTCGTTTGGTGCATTAGTTCCGGCAAGACACGAATCAACGTCAACACCCGATGTAACATGATCTGATATAGTGTCTGGACCCATGTTCAACTGGATAATGATAGAAGGATATAGTGAGTTCAAGTCAAAGGAAACTACCCAATCATACTTACCAGGAATAGGTTCTTTAACATATGCACCCGGATACTCTTCCTTGGCGGTGTGTTTATTTGGTGGAATCGCAACCTTCTTGGCGCTCAACTGACGGTAGATAATGGTATCCCAAATACCAGTAGTGCCTAGTGTCTCATTGTAGTTAACTCCACCCTTATAAGCCAGTGTGAATGCAAGCTGCATCAAGCCAGTCTTATCGTTAATGCGATCAACCAAGTAAACGTCTTTAATGTTGTACTCAATGAACTTCTGGTGATCTGTCTTGTACAATGTATGCAAGTTACCATCAAATGCAAGTTTGCGCTCACCTAGGATAACCCATGCAATGTGATCAAGTCTGTTGGATTCTTGTTTACCATATGTCTGAACACCGAACTTCAAGAACAGTTCAAGATAGTCCATCTGTTGAATACCAACCAAGTCAAACATCTGTTGCTTCTTACCTTTGATAGTAACAACTCGTTCGTTGATCATCTTCCAAGGGGATAGTTTCTTGGCGATATCTTCACCAAACAACACGCTCAAACGGTTAACCAAGTATGGTACATCGAACCCACGGATGTTCCAACCTGTGATAACATCTGGTGTGAGGTGTGGAGTATTCCAGTGCGTGAGGAACAACTTCAACAAATGAACTTCGTCTGTACATCGTGTGTACTTTACAATAATTCCAGGCAGTTCAGACTTAGACACATCATACTCACCCGTACCCCAGACGTAGTAAGTATCACGGACACTGTCTTTGATTGCGATTGCGGTGACTGGATACTTTGCTTCTTCGGGTTGAGGAAATCCATCATCAGACTGTACCTCAATGTCAATTGTACAGACATTGATTAGTGATGGGTCAAATGGGATTTCACTGCCAGGAAAGTTGTCGTGAATGTACTGTGCGATGAAGTTGCTATTACCGTAGATGGTAAAGTTGTTTACATCTTCATAACTGGTCATGAACTCTTTAGCAGACTTCATGTCTTCGAACTGCATTGGTGATACAGTTTGATTATCTAAGGTGCTCCAGTCACCATTGCGGTCTGGAACATATAGAGTCGGGCAGAACGGAACTTTGGTAGTTACTCGTTTGCCGTCATCAAAACCACGATACAGAATAGAGTTACCGTATCGCCCTACATTGGTATAAAATCGCATCATTCACCTTCTAACATAATATAATCATTATAACATAAAAGGTGTTATAACGCAACTGTTATGTTACATTATAACAACAGCCTTATGGATCATAATCATAAATGTTATGTTATGATTTTCTGGTTTGGTACTAGGATCTTAGAGTGGATCTCATTATATTGCGTGGCAAGTTGTTCTACTGGTTCAATAATGAACGCAATTGCCGAACGACTAATGTCCATCTTATCAGTCTTTGCATAGGGCATCCACGGTGCTAGAGCGATGCTCCTGTCCTGCGTTGGAATAATAATAGTAGGTTGTGCGATTGTAATATAGTCAGCGGCTTCGTCTTTAATAATGGTACACAATACTTCTTCACCAGAAGTAATTCGCACCAGTTTCACATCATTCATCGTATCCATCCTTTAATAAATTTTTATGTAGAATATATTCTATCATCAAGTTAGCATTCAACTCATCGGTGAATGCGCGTACTACTGTCTCGAAAGTCCAAGTATTAAACATACAAATGAGAATCTGTTCATTCTGCACTATGGAAGCGCGAATTTTCCAGTTCCCTCGTATTACTGTATCCATTGATAGTAGTTTCATAACATTCCTTATTATACCATACTATCATATTTATGTAAAGTATTATCTGTTCAAGAGGTCTGATGCAATTTTATGATGACCTAGACGGTATAATTCTCTCGCGGCACGCCTACGACCGATAGCCTCTATGATATCTAGTATCTTCTGTATCATATAACACCTCTGCGCATTAGTTCACGTTGGCGGGTTTCTAGTTCTGCAAGATTCTCTGACTGACCAAGGTAGTTGTCAATCTGTTTACGGTTCATATGAACAAAATCTGGAGACATTTGATCTAGTACCCACTCTAGGGCGTTGAAAATTTTTGTTATTAGTTTTAGCATTTTATCCTCGTAAGATATGCACATTAAAAATCCTGAGGATCACTCGGGATTCGTATTAGTTAAGCAGATGGTTGATTAAACCATGCTTCCCATTCTTCGTCGCTTACTGGCCACATAGTATTAGTCCTTCTTTGATACGAAAGAATATAATTCTGTAGCCTTTTCCATCAACTCTTTTGTTGAATAAGGTTTTAATGCATCTTGCATGTCTTCTGCAGTTTTCTTACCTTCATCAAAAAGTTGTTGGGTAAACATATAGTTCATTTCCCAAGTACGGTCCATATAGTCTTTAGCCATTTGGAGCATTTCAGTACGAATTTCAAAGGGGTTTTTATTTGCCATGATAATATTCCTTAGATAGAATCTATTAGTTTAACATTAACCGATTTGATACCATCAGCAAACTTCTCAACCAATTGAGTTTGTTTTGTCAATGTATCTTTGAAAAATCCATATGTGTATGAATTCATTGCAGACTCGTAGGATTTCCACCCAACGATTTTTAATTCTACAAAGGAATCAACGAATTTTGCATTGTGCTGCGCAACAGCTTTTAGTGTGTACATATTGTACTCCTGTGTGTAGTGTGATGGGACTGAATTATGGAGCAGTCCCGTTCTCCTTCATAAAGTATTTATACTAGGGTTAACCCCAATATAGAATTATTCGTTCAATAATTCAGGTTTATTTTCAGATAAACCAATTTCAATCTTACGAGGTTTCTTTTCTTCTGGCACGATATGAACCATATCTATAAACAACATACCATCCTGTAGGTCTGCACCTTTAACAATGATGTTTTCACCGAGTACAAACGAACGAGAAAATTCACGAGAAGCGATGCCTCGATGAATGACGTCTACAGTTTCACCTTTCTGCTCGATCTTTCCAGTTACGGTCAACATGTTTTCAGTTAGTTCTATATCAATGTCACTTCTCTTAAAACCAGCCACGGCAATTTCTACGCGATAGTTGTCGCCATCTCGATAGATATTGTATGGAGGGTAGTTGGTTGTTAGAGTGCCTTGGGCGGTAGACGCCTGGCGTAACATACGATCTAGTTGCTGTTCGATGCCGACGTGATATTTGCGTGAGCGTTCGAATAGGTCGTGTCCGAGTGGACTATTTAGATAAGTCATGCTTTATTCTCCTTAAAAGCGAGTTAAGTTATGTCTGATACCCAATAAGGCATATCAGTAAAGTTGAGGAGTTTTATACTATCCCCTCAATAGTATTTATTCTATGCAGGCTTGCGTCTAGAAGATCCGATATTATATTTTGGAGACAACTCCCATTGGTGTTTATCTTTGTGTGATATAACCTTTATCTGACGCAGATGTGCCTTGTCCTTAACCATCTCATTATCTGTGATGTCGATAAGACCCCAATCAGACAACAATGTGGCAACTGTATTTCGTCTCTGTATATCATTCAACATCAAAGTACTTGGTTTACCGTCAAGTAAAAACAGTTCTTTAAAGTGAACGATAAAGTATCGCCCTTGTTTGTGTAGGATATGACATGACTGGAATAACTTATTTTCTTTATGTGATGCAACCCCAATTCTAGTTAGAGTCTCCCGCACTTTCAAAAAATCATCTGGTTCATTCAAAGTAACTTCCAGCATTGAAGCGGCAGTCCATCCTTTAATTTCGTAGTTTTCTAGTTCCACCTTTATATACCCTCATTCTAAGTTCTTTTAATTCTTCTTCACTCAAAAGGGTCAATGCAACTTTGGCTTTATCATTACTGTATCCATAGTATTCTTTGACCACTTCAATGTCATCAGGTAACATAGGTTTCGCCCATTTAGAGAAACGTTTACCCTTACGAATACTATTTAGTAAAAAAGAAAACTGTAACTTATGGTCTGTGCGGTGGCGAGTATTCATCTCGTTAGCAAGTAATACAGTATCCATAAAATACGACAACGAACGATTAACCATGTATGGAGCATATGCCTTTTCAGCAAGGTCATCCACCATGATATCTTCTTTGGTCATGTTGATTGCATTGGTATAATCAAACGGACTAAGGCTCATATTGTCCACTCCCTTGCTGATTCTATTGCTTGCAAATACTTAGTGAATAATCCCACGGGAGGTTCTTCTTTAATTGTCTCATCGTAATAATGAACTTCGTAGTATCCTGTGATTTCGTTAAGGTATACCTTAGAGAATACTTCTGGGTCATTATCTTTATATAGGCTTGCTATCTTAGTAAGCATATTAATTGAACTCAGTGGAAACCATCAACTCTGTCATACATGCAACAGTATTCAGTTCATGGTCTGCAACAAATGCATCCTTGTACTGATAATCAGCAATAGTAACCACCACCTGAGGGATAGACTGAGGTTGGATATGGTCGTACAAACTGTCGTAGATCTTGCGATAGATAGCAGACGCATCAGAGTCCATGTTGTCAGCAACCCATTGACGCATCTTCTTGAAGTCTTTATCCTTTAGTGCTTTGATCAACGGGTCGATCGATGAGTTGTTCATCCAAGACAACATACCACTATCAATCGAACCTGTCTTACCATAGTTCTGACATTGATTGATAACACGACGCCAGTCAGGAGCAAACTTCATGATAACCTCGGCAAGTACCTTGTCATCATATTTAACACCTTCAGTGTCTAGGATAACTTTAAGTCGTTTCATGAACTTCATCAACAATGGAGGCGTATCCTTCTTTGCAATGTTGAATTCAATAACAGCAAGACGACTATGAAGTGGTTCAATAATGCGGTTCTTGAAGTTACATGTCATAATGAAACGACAGTTGTTTGAGAATTCTTCAATGAAACCCCGTAGTGCTGGTTGAGTTGACTGTGCGTTAAGGTAGTCTGCCTCATCTAGGATAACAACTTTGTAACCGCCCTGCAATGATACACTTGATGCAAACTGTTTGATCTTGCCGCGTAGTGTGTCAATGTTACCATCCTCAGAAGCGTTAATCATCATGTAGTCTAGATCCAACTCATTACACAATGCCTTAGCAACGGTAGTCTTACCTAGACCAGCCGTACCACAAAGTAACATGTTATGCATCTCACCAGTGTTAACGATCTCTTGAAAGGTGTTCTTGATATGCTCGGGTAGCACACAATCTTCAATGGTTTTTGGTCGATATTTTTCAACCCAGAGAAATTCTTTTACGCTCATAATCTATCTCCATAATATAAAAAGGGAACATGTATCATTATAACATGTTCCCATTCAAAAGTAAACTACTATTTAATTAGCCAGTAAACAATTCACCACCAACAGAGGCGTAAGCAGCGGCAACCATTGCCTTAGTAGGAGTACCAATTCGGTACTTGGTTGTCTTAGTACCGTCGCTCATCACAGCGGGGTTACCATAGATACATACGCCAGACTCGCGCAGTGAGCGAACTGCCTCGCGGGCGTTCTTGATCTTGAACTGGGCAGAGATTTGCTTTGCAGTCATGTTAGCACCTGATTTCAGTGCAGTGTGTAGGTTAGATGTTTTAGTCATTTCAGGGTTTCCTTATATAGAATGATAAATTTGTGGATTATCCCACGATGGTTTCGTACAGAGTTTCAAGTTCTTCCTGTTCTTCCTTGACCTCGGAGAAGTTCTGCTTGTGGTAGATCTTCGCCAACTTGCGTCCAGGTTTCTTAGGAATTTCAAACTCGTCTTCCATACGTTCGAGGATAGATTTAATCAGATCGCGTTCTGCTTCCATCCTCGTCATAGATGCACTGATTTCCATCAGTGCTCCCATAACTTTTTTGCGCTCAGCGGGATCCGTTGGGATCTTCGCGACATTGGTATTCACTACGGACATTATATAATTTTCCTATGTATTACTCAGAGACAGGTTCTTGGGGCTCAGCAGGCGCGGCGGCATTTGCTTTTACAAATGCAGCCAGGCGATCGCGGCATGTACCGATAGCACTCAACTCTGGTCCCTTAAATGCGCCGCGCTCACTGGCGAGGTCTACAATGCGTACTGCAAGAGCAATGTCGTTTAGTGAAACACCAACAGATTCAGTCTCTGGTGCAGTTGTTTCTGGGGCTGGGGTAGTTTGGTCTGTAGTCATGTTATATGATTCCTTATTGATTAAAAGTAGATGATTTTTCTAGCGCGACCCAATATTCAAGTTTACCATTGGTATTCGAGAAGTTTGAGATCAGTTTAGAACTTAGTTTACCACGGTAGTCGCCAGAGGCGAACTTAAAGTTACCAATGTTGAATACCATTTTAAATTCGTTTGAAGGTCGCACAACGGTTTCTGTTGGCAAGTCGAGTTGATAAGAGTTTGAAGTTGGATTCTTGGTATCAACTACTTGAATAGAAATACCAACACCATTCTCTTCACCAACAACCAACACCTCAGACACACCCATAGTAGATGCAGCACGACGCAGTTTACCCAAACTAACCTCGGTCAAGTCAAACTCGATTTCGCACTTTGGCATTGTGATATCTTTTTGTGGTGTAGTAAGGTTACTCACATCACTGAAGAAGTAGTTTAGTGAATCACCGTCTCCGCGGATCTTGGCACTAGTATCACCAATAACTAGTTCTGCGTCTTCGATCAAACCGATAACACTCAAGAACTCAGGTAAATCGTAAATACCAAATTCACTAGGAATGGTTTCATCAATGGTTGCAGTGGCGAGAATGTTCTTGGCGACTGAGATAGTCTTAAGTTGATTACCTTCTTTAAACACCAAATTAGGATTGATGGTAGAGAAGTTCTTAAGAATGTTTAGGGTATTGTCAGATAGTTTCATGATTTAATGTAATCTCCATTAGATAGTTGATATGGTTATTATACCATAGAGTAGTTGGTTTTGCAAGTGTTTTCTTAATTATTTTCAGAATCTTCCTCAGTTACTGGTTGAAAGACAATTGCCTTGGCATCTACTTTGGTGTACAAGTCAGCGAAAGCCGCCTTAGTATCTTCATCAAAGCGAGCGATACCTCGTGTGATCGCCTTCATCTTATCGTTGAAGATGGAGTAGATCTGCACAATGTGGCACAGACGACGAGTAGTTACTACTTCATCGACACCGCCCTCGGTGAATGTCTTACGGATAATCTCAGCCCAAGTGATAAGGTTATCTGAGAATTCTTCATCTATCTTATTGAACTTTTCCATGTGCTTCATGACGATCTTTTTCTCAATCTTAGCACTAGGGTATGACTGTTCAATGGTGTCAACAAACCGTTCTAGGAAAGCATCGTCCAGGATAGTAGCAGCAGTGTAACGACCATCATCAGAACCCTTGCCCTTGGTGTTCGCAGTTGCGATAATGTTGAAACCAGCAGCAGGTTTAACCACTTCGCCAGTTTTCTTCAGGAGCAAAGACTTACCTTCAAGGACAGACTGTAGGCACATCAGTTTATTAGAACCACGGTCGATCTCGTCAATCAATAGGATAGCACCATGCTTCATCGCCTTAACGACCGGACCGTAAGAGAATACGGTTTCACCATTAATCAGTCGGAAACCACCGATCAGGTCATCCTCATCAGTTTCTGGAGTGATCTGTACACGAACATATTCACGTTTCAGTTTAGCACACGCCTGTTCAACCATCATAGTCTTGCCATTGCCAGAAAGTCCAGTAATGAAAGTAGGATAGAATTGCTGTGATTTAATAATCTCAGTTACATCTGTAAAGTTCCCCCATGGAATGTAACATGCGTCTTTGGCGGGAACATATACATCACCGTCATCAATTGACTTTTGAGTTGTCATATCTTTCTTGGGTAGTTGTTTTTCGGGGATCTCCATAACTTTAACCGAAGATGCATCTTTAAATTCATTTAACTCAAATGAATATTTGCCATGGCTGACTTTATATGTATCACTGAACAGTTCTTTGAACTTATAAGCGGAATATCCCATATCACGGCCGGTGAAATGTATTTCACTACGGGAGAACACCTCTTGATTAGGGAACCGTGCTTTGGTTTCTGCAAGCACTTCAGATGCGACGAGATTCATAAAAACTCCATAATATAGTATGAGAACATTTTCCCACTCACTGCTGTTAGTATAACATCATTTCAAGTTAAACGCAAGTGTAAACCCTATTTGTAGTAGGGTTTTGTTGTTTTTACACCACACACTGTACGAATTTGTCCAGCAGAACTCGGCTTGTGCGTTTACCCTTAGTAAACTTAGAGAATTCTCGGGCAATAGTAGACTTATTAGCGTCCTCAGCGACCTCGAACGCACCATCTTCAATACAAAAGGACTTATTGCGAATAACCACATAGCGGTCGTATCCTAGAGCGTTGTCCATAGTGATAGAACCATGTTTACGGATCTCGGATTTAATACGAGCGGTTTCATCGTAAGAACCCTCGCTCAATCGAATAATAGTCATTTTCATACTATGACTATCACCCAAAAAGTAACCGAAATTAGTTACATCGCATTCCTTCTTAATATACTCTAGCAATTTCACAGAAAGATCATTCTGAACATTATTGAGCTTTACGAACTTGGTTGGAGATACTTGTAAAAGAGTACCGCGAGAAGACCTATAGTATGAAAACCCTATAGCAGATGTTCGGTTTGGTTCTCCGTCGGACAAAACAATGTTCATCATCTTCTGTACTCCGGTCGCCTTGCGAAACCGCTTCAGCAGATATGAAATAGCGATTAACGCTTCATTAGTTGGAGTAGAACCCAACCTATCATGGGTGTTCTGTATACCACATGCCATCATGAATATTTGTTTTACAGCGGTATCAAACTCTCGTTTATTCATTTTATGTGAGAAGAACTGTGTTAACCTAGTATCGTAAGGGTTAATAGTGCCGTCTAATAATTTGGCGTCCTGTTCTGCAGGATTATATTCACGACCATCTGTGTATCCATACATCTCGAATGGAATGTTAACACGGCGACAAAACAATGCTAGGTTTAATGCCTGTTTGACTGTATCTATCATAACATCAGACATAGACCCCGACATATCAATAGATATCATCATGCCATGAGACTTTGCGTCAGCAAGAGTAGTAATGCGTTTAAATATATCCTCACTGAATTTGTATTTGTAAAGGGCAGATGTATTCAATGTGCCCGAAGTTGATGTCTTAGCACGTGAGTACTGAAACGCAGCCTTCTTCTGTTCAAATTCCTTTGCCATATATGAAACTGCTCTATTAGTTTCTGTCATGAAAATCTTAAATATATTGTCGCAAAATATGGGATAAGAAATGTCATGATCATCCATAGTATATCGGTCATATCCCATAAAACGACTACGGTAAAGAAACACTTTACGCTCGGACGCATAATATTCTTTATATGACACTACCATATCATTAAGCATAGATTCTGGGAACAACTTGATAATATCACCAGATTCTGAATTCAACATGCGATGTTCAGAACTGCGTTGTGCCTCATCAGTATCAGAAATATCATCAGGAGAATCTTCAGGAGGGGTAGTATTACCTCCAGAACTAGCAGTAGCACGATTATCATCATATGCTGCTGCTTCATCAGGGGATGGGTCTACATCAGTTGAAGAATCTTCACTCTCGTCACCAGAACCGTCAGATTCTTCAAAGTCATAATCATCATCAAAGTCGTCATATTCATCATCAGCGGCGGATGAAGAACCCATACCTTCCAGTTGATCTTGAATTTCTTCCTTATTATCTTTCCAGAAATTAAGTATTTCTGTAGATACTCGCACTACATCTTCGAAGGTGTCACATTGTGCAACCTTATCAATGAATGGGAATTCAATGTCAGAGAACGGAACTTTCATAGAACCGCCTAATTTAAAATGTAAGTTGATACGATCGATCAACTTCATTGTATGTAGATCACGATTCTGTATTTTGAAAAAGTCTTCATCGTGCATCCATGAGTATGCACGAGTAAATGTATATACCAATCCGGGGTATTTGGATTTTATCAACTTTTCAATGCGAGCATCTTCTACGACGTTGATGTAAGACCGTGGGATTCCAAGGTCAATCTGTGCATCGTGCCAACCTTGAGCCGGAGTATACAATGCATGACCAACTTCGTGACCAACTAGCATGTCGTACACATAAGGTTCAACATCCCAGAGAGGTAAGTTAAGAACCCGCTTTTCGACATCAAACCATGCAGTCTTGCTATTGGTCTGAGTTACTTGAATGTTTTCTGTCGCGAGCAAGCGTGCTGTTGTTGACTTGATTGTGAGATTAGTGTGTTGGGACATCATTTTTCTTTCGTTACAAGCTGTATTATACACCATAAATCTCTCAAAAACAGCGATGTTGCAAAAATACTACACTTTTTTAAAGTACCTAAAAAGTGTTACATAGTACGCAAATACTCTTGGATGTGCAACTGGATCAGGTAAACTACCACCAAAGTACTCAGTCATTTGGGTTAGTAGTTCTTTAATTCTTTCTTCGGTCATGTTAATTTCATTACACTAAAGTTATTTTGCTTTACGAATTCAATTTTAGAACGGAACTTACCTTCTAGAATCTCACCCTTATGTGATATAATAAACACATTAGTTCCTTCGTCTAATGTGTTCAATATCTTCATTAAGTTATCTACACCATCATTATCTAATGAAGAATCGAATGTTTCATCTAATACTAATAAGTTAGTAGATGCACTATTCTTCATCTTTGCAATTTGCCGCCAAGTAAATAGCAATGCCAAATCGATTCTCTGCTTCTCGCCTTCAGAGAATGAACTGTATGTAAAATCATCACGGTGACGCGAACGAATAGTTTCCTCAAATGATTCATCTAAATTAAATGATACAAAGAAGTCTAATACTTGTAGATAATGATTAATTAGTTTATTCATTACTGGCAAGTATTGTTTAATTACTTTGGTCTTAATTCCAGAGTCCTTTAACATTTCAGAAATAACATCATGATAAGTTTTCTGATCACTAAGAAGTAACTTCTTTTCAGTTAGTTCTTCTTTCTCATTAACTAATTCTTCTAGATCAACCTTTGCAGTAGATAAATCAGCAGATGCATCGCTTAATGAATCTATTTCCGCAACTGTTGCCTTAATATCTTTTTGCAATACATTAATAGAAGCATTGTTCACATTGATAGAATTCTGATTATCTGCAATTGCATTTTGCAGTTCTACAACGGCAGATAGTTTTTCTTCCAGTTCTTGCATAGACTCTTGCAACTTAGTTTGACCATCTTTCAACTCGGCGGCGCGTGCCTTAGCATCTGCGAGTTTAGTTGCCTTGATATCATCACCGATCGGTTGTGTGCATGTTGGACAAACATCGTTTTCAGTATAGAACTTAGCATCTTCAACTACTTTCTTAATGTTACTCTTGATTTGAAAGTTGTAGTTGTTTAGCTTTGTTTTCTTACCATTGAACTTTTCGAGTCCAGTAGTCACAGACTCTAAGTTATCTGCAACAAATTCGCTCAGACTACTGTTCATTTCATTGAGTGCAGAAACCTGATCTTGTTTAGCAAAAATTGTTTTAGTCTTGATATCAATCTGCTCTTGATTAATATTCTCAATGCTTTTGATATGGCGTTTCTGTAGATCGTACTTTTCCTTAGTTAGTTCTAGTGCATGGTTAACTTGTACCAAGTCTTCTTTTAAATTTGATGCGCGTTCTTTTAACAGAACATTCATCTTAGTAAACACTTGAATATCCAACAAGTCTTCGATGACCTCTCTACGGTTATTTGTTGTCAACTGCATGAACGGTATAAAAGAACTAGAACCGAGCACAACAATCTGATGGAAAGATTTGTGGTTTAGTTTAAGCACATTTTGCTCTAGGAACTTTTGGTAGTCCCTAGAGTTACTGTCTTGGTTAATCATAACACCGTTTTGATAGATCTCAAACTTATTAGGTTTGATACCACGCACAACTTTGAACTGAACTCCAGCAGTGTCGAACTCTACCTCAACAAGTGTACCCTTGCCATTGATAGAGTTGGTGAGTTGAGGTTTTGTGATATTTCGGTGAGGTTTACCAAACAAACTGAATGACAGCGCATCCAACATGGTTGACTTACCAGCACCGTTCTGGCCAACAATAAGAGTAGACGGTGATCGATCTAGTGCAACTTCGGTGAAAACATCACCAGTTGATAAGAAATTCTTCCATCGAACAGTTTTAAACTTCAGCATATATTATTATTAAACAATTGAAACGTTTTGCGCTTCAACATATAGGGTTCTCATTATAGTTTTCAGTCGATCTTTATCTAGATCTGTTTCAACTGCTTGGACATAGGTATCTAATAGTTCAGTGGTATCTTCTACTGATATTTTTGCATCATCAACAGAATCTCCCAAGAACTCTTCAAACGTCTCTGCTATCTTTAGTTCATGTGTGTTAACTTGTTGAATACGATCTATAAAGCGATCAAACGCATACAAGTTGGTTTTCTTAACCACAACAACTTTAACAAACTTATTTTCAAGTGCATCGACGTTATAATCATTATACTCGTTTTTATCATCATTGTAAATGATTTTCGTAAACATGGTTAATGGATTAGCAACTGGAGTCAGTGATCGGTCAGTGGTGTCGATCACATGAAAGTACTTAGTATCATCACAATCACCCCAGTTAAACTCCATCTGCGAACCAAGATAGTGTATGTTACCCTTATGCGACTTGGTATGGAAGTGTCCGGACAACACTAGTTCAAACCGCCCGAATTCTTTGGTAGACATGCCGTGAGTGTTCATCGCACCCTTATGCATTTCAAAACCTTCAAACTCAAAGTGCCCACCAATCATATCGGCAGTACAGTTTTTAACAAACTTCATGGTCTCGGCATAGTTTTCGTTATTAATCCATGGAATCAAACCAAACTTCAAACCATCATAGTCCATAACAGTGGGCTTCATCACAATGTTGACGTTGTTCATGTAATGACCCATCAACTCTTTGAGTGAACACAGTTCGTTGGTATTCTTATATACAACATCATGATTGCCTGGAATAATATCCATCGTCATACCGTTGTCAACCAACTTTTGTAGAAAGTGTTTACGGTTTGCTTGTAATGCTTTGAAGTTCACAAACTTACGATGCTCGTAGTAATCGCCCAGATGCACGATATGCGTGATACCATGTGTTTTCATGTAAGGGAAAAACACATTGGTGTAGAAATCTTCCTGATAGTTGATAAAGATTTCTGA